GATCCAGTTGCATTACCGATTCGGAGGCTGATATGGGGCAGAAGATCAGTTTTGATTTTAACAAGTCGCAGAAAGAAATCATTGAAGAAACTACAGGCGGTGACAAAGTTCAATTATTCATGGCAAATGAAGCCCGAAAGCTCATGCAGCCTTATGTGCCCGAGCTCAATCACATCATGATCAAGGATGTCCGAACATATGTCGAGAATGGTGGCGGAGTGGTTCACTACTTGTCTCCATACTCGCGGTATCAGTTCGGGGGCATTCTTTTTGTGTCATCAATCACGGGATCTTCTTATTCGCGCGGAGAGTACAAGGTTCCGACAGAAAAAAAGCTTCGATACTCGAAAGCAACCGCTACATCGCATTGGGATCAAGCCATGAAAACCGCCAGGATGCCCGATCTGACTAAGGCGGTGCAGAAGTTTATTACTTTGAAAGGAGGCTGAGAAATGAGCAAGCACGACATCATGAAGGCCTATCTCGAGCCACGTGTCACGGAGATATTCGGCAACGCTCTGGGGGTTAACTATTCGGTTGACACGCCTGATACGGTCGGATTTGTTACGACCTATTCCGACAAGTGGGTTAAGAGGTATCTGCGAAATTCCGGAGTTAAGGCTTACGGATTTGCGATACTGTTGTCTTTAGCCTACTCGCAGGGAACAGATGATCTTAACCTTATCTCGCTCAACCTAGCGCAGGCCTTCGGAGACTGGATTGATGCCCAAAACAGGGCGAAGGTCTTTCCGGACTTCGGTGCGAAATGCAAGACACAGAAGATCGCATCACTTCAGAACATGCCGAATTTGGCAGAGATCAATGAAGCCGGCACCGTAGCGAAATACATGCTGCAGTGCGAAGTTATTTATTACGAGGAGGACTAAAAAATGATTTTATCAACACTCTTATCAGGGATCACGTTTGACCCAGGCTATGTGGGATCAGCAGTTAATGACGAATTTGTACTCGCTATCAATTTGACACCGGCTTCGTCTGCCGAAATCGGCGCGTATGGCGTTGTTGGCCTTTATGTCGAGGGCGTAGACGCGCAGTTAAACCCAAAGACGTCGGACAAGACGTACATTCGCATGGGACTCGCTACGACTAAGACGGGTAACCAGAGATCTTTCAAACTCTCGGGAGATCGATATTTTGGTGATGTCGTACAAGACTACATCTTCGGGCATGCTATCAAATATGGCACAGGAAAGGCAGTCGAGACGGACTATGTCTATTTCAACATGGTCACTGGCAAAGGGGAGCAGGGACGAGTCGCGATCATCGTCAATTCCGACGGAGGCGGCAACGGTGGCGACACAGCTAAGATTGATGTGGAATTCCGCGCCTGTTCCGGCAATCCGACAGCATTCACGTATACTCCGTCATCGATCAGCGCGGTAGCGCTGTCAACTGTCTCTCCCGCCGCGAATGCTACAGGTGTCAGTCGATCGTCTGACATTATTTTAACGTTTAACAACGCTATCGCGAGCGGGGATGGTGTTATCCTGATCAATGCCGCTCTTGGCACGATCATCTCCGAGCTAACAAAGACTTGGGATGCAACTCGCAAGATACTCACGCTCACCTGTGCGACGCAGATGGCGGCATCGACAAAGCACTCGGTCATAGTATCCGGAGTGCAAGATGTCTATGGACAGGCTCTCGCTACAGCAATTAGCAGCTTTACTACAGGTGCTTAACTATATTTGCTGGGTGCCTTAATACGCACCCAGCAAATTTTTATTCGAAAGAATGAAAGGCGATCGTATGAATATTAATAACGTAGAATTTCCGTTTGACCCAACAGACTATGTAAACATCAAGAAAGTCACAGACGGGCAGAAGATCATGAACCTAGGCATCCAAGAAATCTTAAGAACGACGTATACAGAGGGGTGGGAAATACAGCGCGATATTGTGCTGGCCGTGAAAGACTTTTTCGTATTCGTAACTGGCGTTGACGTCGTAAGAGATATCACCTCGTATGCCGCGGTTCTCGAGTTCGTGGATGAGCTGACTGCCCAATGTCTCCGTGCGCGGAAACAACTCAATGACAAATACAGCAAAGGCAGGATCAAATAAGTGGGCATACTGCTGGGCGAGTTGCCCGAATCGGTAGAAATAGACGGAATTGTCTATGCTGTGAATTACGGATATAGAACATTCATACAGATAGAAGCATGTATATTCGACGGCGAAATTAGCGACACAGACCGAATTCTGTATAGCCTGTCCCTTTTCTATGCTGACAATATACCGCAGAACATAGCAGATGCGTTTATCGCGCTATTGGATTTTTACCGGGGCGGCGAAAAAAAAGAAACTATCAAATCCGGATCTCGCAGTACTACACGATGCTATGATTTTGAGGTTGATGGCGGGCGAATATATGCGGCTTTCTTGGCACAGTATAAAATTGATTTAGTGACTGTGTCGTCAAAAGATCTGCATTGGTGGCTTTTCAAGGCGCTATTTGATGCTCTTGATGATACACATCAAATCTGCAAGATCATGATGTATCGCAGTATCGATTTGGCAGCGGTGTCAAAAAATCAGAAGAAATTTTACGCGGAACAAAAAAAGAGATACGCGCTGAAAACTATCTGTACCGCGGACGCGCGAGCATCGCTATCGGCACGGGATGCCGATCTCATCGCACGAGTACAGGCCGCGCACAGAAGTAGATCAAAAGGAGGCTGAGGACATGAATGACGGAACGATTAAGATCGGAACGGAGATTGATCAGTCAGGGGCGAAATCCGACATTAAGAAAACCGTCCAAATTGTTGATTCTGGAACTGCCTCGATAAAAAAATCATTCGCAGAAATGGCCGCTGAAAGCGGAAAATCCGTAGAAGAGCTCAAAAATCAGGCGAAAAAACTGGCTGAAGAATATCAACGGCAAGGACTAAGCATTCCGTCCGCATACAAAAAAGCATATGATGACATGGGCGTTTACTCCGACTCCGCCGCTCGAAAAATGGAAAAAGACGCAAAAGACGCATCTGCTGAAATTTCGCAGCAAAGCGACAAAGCTAAATCCTCTGTAACTGCAGATGCCGAAGAGATCGCTAAAAAATCAAAAAAAGAAGCGGACGAATCCGCAGATTCTTGGGACAAGTCGTTTACAGATCTAAAGTCTAAAGCTGCGGCGATGTCAGCCGCTGCCATAGCTGACATCGCAGCCGTAGCAGCAGCGATCGGTGGATTGGCCGTACAGGGCATCAAGTATAACATACAGATGGAGAACTATGTCGCTAATTTCACTACGATGCTGGGGAGCGAAGAGGCCGCGGTTAGCAAGGTAAACGAACTCAAGAAACTAGGAGCTTCAACGCCATTTGAAATGTCGGATCTCGCTTCCGCAACTACGACCCTCCTTGCCTTTGGAATACAAGCCGAAGATTCGACCAGCATTCTTACGATGCTGGGGGATGTATCTCTAGGAAATTCTCAGAAGCTTGACACGCTATCAACGGCATACGGCAATGCGACGTCGCAAGGGAAGTTAACCGGAGAGACTTGCCAGCAGATGATAGAGGCAGGCTTTAATCCACTGAAAATCATAGCCGAACAGACGGGCGAATCAATGAGTACGCTGACGGACCGCATGTCAGATGGCGGGATTTCTGCAGATGAGCTCACCGGGGCATTTAAGATCGCGACTTCCGAGGGTGGGCAGTTTTATAAAGGGATGGAGACAGCATCTAAGACGACAGACGGTATGATTTCAACTTTGAAAGACAATGCCAACAGCCTTCTAGGCGAAGTTCTTGAACCGATTTCGAACGAAATTAAGACGAAATGGCTGCCAGATACAATCAAGTCCGTTGATAAATTTTCAAAAGCCTTTGATGAAAACGGAATGGAAGGACTAATCGACGAGGTCAAGAAAGTATATCCTGCACTGTCACCAATCATCGATCTTGTAGAACTGGCATCTGAAAACGGACAGACGTTAATCTCAGTCATCGCGGGACTCGTCGCGGCGATCGTAGCTTATAAAGCGGTTGTGTTCGCAACGACCGCGATACAAGAGGTCTCAAACGTACTGTCGGTTGCGGCAGCCTATAAAACGGGCGGCGAAACCGCAGCGAAGTTGGCTCTTACCGGGGCTACCGGATCCGCTACAGTCGCGCAGGCAGGGCTTAACGCCGTGATGGCCGCTAATCCAATCGGATTAGTAGTCACGCTAATCGCAGGACTCGTAACTGCTCTTGGCACATATGCAGCGATCAGTCTAGATTCAACTAAGACGAACGATGCCGTAGTCGAATCTTCAAATAATCTAGTTAGCTCCGTCACAGCGAGTAAGCAAGCATATGACGAGACCGTGGCTTCGGCAGAGACGTCCGCAGCTGCTGCATCAAATCTAGCGACTGAGCTATACGACCTAAACGGCGTTGAGAATAAATCAGCGGAACAAAAAAAGAAGATGGTAACGATCTCCGACCAGTTAAATGACCTTTATCCGGACATGAATCTTTCCATCGACGCGCAGACCGGACTGCTTAACAAAAATAAGGAATCAGTAGATAATTTGATCGAATCGCAGCTTGAAGAAGCTAAAGTAGCTGGAGCACAGGAGAGATTAGTCGAGCTTTATACGGAACAGCTCGAGCTTGAGAGTCAAATCGAAGAACAGTCAAAGAGTACGGCGGATGCACAGACAGCTGCTGCAGACGAGGTGTCTGGCTCATTCGCTAGCCTCGCTGCGAATTCGGTCACTTCACTATTAGGCGGCGAAACCGCGGTCGACTCATACGAGAATCAAGCCTCCGCGTTAAATGATCTATCAGATCAATATGCCATTAACTCTGCGTCTATCCAGGATCTGGAAGCATACGTGACCGAATCTACTGAGTTAATGACCGACGCGAACGGAAATCTTGTTGCCTCAGAGCAAGAAACGACGGAACTAACTGCAGAAGAGCTTGAAGAACAGCTAGCAACACGGCAAGCGAATCAAGAGGCCCTCGAACAATCGATTCAAGATCACTACGATGAGATGGGCACGATCGAGCAGAATGGCATCGAGCAAAACAAACTCACAGCAGCGCAAGCGCAAGCTAACTGGGAACAGCAAATCGCGGATGAAATGGACTATCTTGATCAAATCGAGAGCCTATCAAGCCGTGTTCCTGACGCTCTGCTATCTTATCTTGAGACTCTAGGGCCCTCTTACACAACGCTCATTACGGATCTAAATGCGATGACTGATGAGGAGCTCCAAAGCTGGGTCGACACGTGGGAGTCAAAGGGGACAATTGCCGAAGTCGCTGCATCTGATACCTTCGCGGCAATATACGCGGCCTACGGCGATCCCTACGAAACCTTTTACACACTCGGTGAGCAGTCAATAGCAGGGCTAGTGGAGTCGCTTCGAGCGAATTCTCCAGGTGCCTACACCGCGGCTTCAGAGGCCGCAAAAGGGATCGCGGCGGCATATGCTAAAACAATGGACATACATTCCCCATCGGTCGTGATGGCTAAATTGGGATATCAAACGTTCTCGCCTCTAAAAACGGAAGCGGAGAAGGTAAACGATCAGCTGACAACTGACATCTTTGATTTTCCTAGCAGTATTGCGTCTGATTTTACATCGCAAATCAGACAGCCTGCGCTCTCGAAAACTGCAGAGACGTCGCAATCATCGGCGATTATTAACCAGATAAATACTGGAATTAGCACGATCGATTACGACGCGCTTGCGGCCGCTAACGCGAAAGCACTTGAGGGAATGACAGTGGAAGCAGACGGCGAAGTGATTGGACACGTCGTAACGAAATACGTCGATCAGAATTTGGGATCTGCCGATACGGCAGCAGAAAGGGGGGCATGATGGCAGACTATGCAGACGCCGTTTTTGATGGAATCAAAAGCTTAAAAGACGATTGGGGGCTGCGAATTGAGGCTTTTTCTGTCTCGCTTCCCACGCCTAAGCTCGTGACTCAAAGCATCCCCGGCGCGGACGGCCTGCTTGATTTAACAGAAGCGTTCGGGTATGTGGCGTACAACAATCGAAAGATCGTTATTACGGCCAGCATAATTGAAGATATTGACGACTGGTCAGACTTGTTATCTGAGATCCTCGCTTACCTGCACGGGCAGAGCCGAAACGTTACTTTTGACTTCGATTCAACACACTACTACGTTGGTCGATTCGCCGTCGATGCGAGCTTAGCAGACGCGATTAATTCGATCACGATCACGGGAGACGTATATCCTTTTCGACTTTCGATCACAGAGACAGAGGTGCGTGTCTCTGTGATGGGTGAGACGTCACAGACGATCTATATCGGCAGGATGGGTACAATACCGACAATTAGCAGTAGCGTCACGATGCCTGTCGTATTTAACGGGAAGACATATACGTTGGATCAAGGTGAAAATGAAACTACTGATATCTTCCTCGTCGAAGGGGCCAATACGCTGGCCCTTGGAGCGAGCGGAACGGAAGGCGAAGTCGTAATTAGGTACAGAGAGGGGGCGCTTTAGTGTATAAAATCACATGCATCACGAACGGCACGGAATATACGCTGCACGATCCGCGCTCTCGGTATCAACTCATATCACCCCGCCTATCTCTTGAGGTTAATAAAGCGGGCACGCTGACCTTTAGTGTGCCCACTACAAATCCGAATCGCGAGCAGATCAGACCGCTCGCATCAGACCTCAACGTATTTGACGATGGATGTCTGATCTTTCGGGGGAGATCCGTCACGAAAGAATCAGATTTCTACAAAACGGGCAAGATCACTTGCGAGGGAGATCTTGCCTTTTTGTTTGATTCAATGCTTCGATCATATGACTATTCTGGATCAATAAGCGGATTTCTGTCTCTCCTGCTCGAGAATCACAACCAGCAAGTCGATGAACGCAAGCGAATCCATCTTGGCAGCGTTACTGTCGGGGCGAACGAAACAATAGTGCTAAAAGCAACGGCACCAGTACGCACGCTCTCGATCCTATCCGATGAACTAATTAATTCGTACGGAGGGTATGTTCGGATTCGGCACGATAATAGCCTGAGCTATCTGGATTATCTCATTGATTTCGCGAGCGATTGTGGTCAGAAAATTGAATTCCGAAAAAATCTAGTCGACCTAACACAATACATCGATTCGACGGCAGTACGAACGGTATTAATTCCGTTCGGGGCAAAGCAGGATAACAGCGATGAATATTTGACAGTCGAATCAGTGAATGGCGGACTAGACTACGTGGAGAACGCGTCGGGCATCGCGGAATATGGTCGAATATACGAGACGCGGCAGTGGGCCGATGTAACGTTGCCGCAGGCTCTGCTCGCGAAAGCGCAGGAGTGGCTAGCGAGCAATCTTGTTTCAGCGCTATCAATCAAGCTCACGGCAGCAGACCTGTCGAAGCTGCATTTGAGCGCCGACAAAATCTCTCTCGGAGATTGGATCACTGTCGTATCACTACCGCACGAGCTAAATACTCAATTTCTTGCATCACGCATAGATATAGATCTTGCTAACCCAGGGATCCTGAGTTTGACGCTGGGCGACACGAGGGAGACGCTCACTGCCGCGAATGCTAAGCGCAAATCAGCCGCCGCCGCCCTTGCTGCGGAAGTGTCTACGACTGTTAAGCAAGGTGCGGAGTATAATTCCGTATCCATCACGCACGAGCACGGACTGCAGTCAAAGAGTAGTACTTCAGATCATATGATCACAGCCAACGGGACGGACGGTTTCGTGGCAGAGGGAACCGTCGGAGGACACGCAATGCGAGTCGAGATGTCTGCTGCTAATCCATTTACTTTGTCAATCGACGGATACGATCAAATATACATCAAGAACGGAATCCTGATTACATCCCCGTACGACATAAACGAAGATGGCTACGTTGATCAAGAGGATCTAGATCTAGTCACGGCATATGTATTACGCACAGATCTTACGCTTTTTGCGCAGTATCCCAAGATGGATGTCAATCATGACGGCAATGTATCTGCAAGTGATTTAACTCTTATTAGCCGCGCTTGCGGTAGTCCGCATCAGTTAATTAAAAATGGGAACATGCTTGCTGGATGCGACAGTGGGGGATTCTACACAGATTTTAACGGGGTCAAAATTTACAGATTCACGCCGTAGGAGGTAAATATATGGCACTTATCAATTATCCAATTCGCATTGATACGGGTCTTAAATCAGCACAAAAAATATGGCTTAAGCAAGGCTCGATTGACGGTGTGCAGCTTGACTTTCTGATTATAAACAACGGCATCCCTGTTGACTTCTCTGGTTGTACGGGCGCGCTGAATGCTACAAAACCTTCGGGGGCCGTAGTCGTGAGTTATTGTATGCTGCAATCTGACGGACATGCTAAATGCATAGTGTCGCAACAGTTAGCAATCGAAGCAGGCAAGCTGTCCGATTGTTATATCCAGATCTTTCGCACCGGTGAAGTCTATAACACGATCGATCTGGATGTAACAGTCGTCCCGTCAAAGGCCTACGATACAGAAATCACCTCTTCAAGCGAATTCACCGTATTTGAAGAAGCACTAGGTGCCCTCGCGAATACGGTACGCCTGACTGGCGACGAAACAATAACGGGATACAAATCTGTGCCAACGCCTACGTCGGCAGCGCACATCGCTAACAAGGCATACGTCGACAGCTATAGTCCTGTCGGTGAGATCAAGATCTGGCCGACAGCAACAGCTCCAGTCGGGTTCTTGCTCTGCAACGGCTCTCTGCTTAGCCGATCTACCTTCGCAGATCTGTTTGCGGTTCTAGGCACGGTATATGGGGCAGGGGACGGTTCGACGACTTTCGCGCTGCCAAACCTGCGTGGGAAAGTAGTTGCCGGGAAGACGGCATCGGGTACATTTAGCACCTTGGGAGCGGCGGTAGGATCTGAGACCGTTGCTTTAACAGGGGAGCAGAACGGGCAGCATTATCATGGATTTAGTAATGGTTACTTGGATGGCGCCCAAATGAATGGTACGCCGAATCGTCATGTCGCGTGTGCCGGTGGCGGAAGTACTCCGGGCGGAGTCGCGACGTCAAACTCTGGCGCAGGATCTGCGCACAACAACATACAGCCGACTGTTGTCATGAACTATATTATTCGCGCCTACGCCTAGGCCTAAGCGTATGAGAGGAGGTCAAATGAGCACAATCTACAGCATAGTAGCATCCCTTGTATCGGCGATAGTCGTGGGCTTGATAATGACGTTCGTGATTAATCGGCAAGCGAAGCGCCAAGAAGTTCGCGAGCAGGTGCGCACTGACTTTTTAGTGTCCGTGCTTGAAACAACTAACGCTAGCTTGTCCCTATCAACAGCAATGGCTTCAGAAATGCTAGAGAACGGAAAATGTAACGGGAAGACGACAGAAGCAATGAAATATGCCTCTCAGGTCAAGCACAAACAGGACGACCAAATGCGTCACAACGCAGCCGCCAATTTTTAGGAGGATCGAAATGACTAGAAGAAGAAAGAAAAGATCATTCTCAAAGATCGCTGTAGCAGCGGTCTTTTTCGTTTCGCTCGGCGTACTAGTGTACTCGTGTTGGCTCATGTGGGATCTGCGAGACGCTTCGGCGCTTGCATATCTAGTCCCATCTGTCGAGGCTAGCTTAACCGCCGTATTAGCCTTTTATCTTAAAAAAGCAGAAAAAGAGAATACAAAGGGCGGCATCGTTTATGAAGCCGCGAGGAAGCCCGAATCGGGCGAGGAGGAAATCGAACATGAAAATTAATTGGAAGCAGAAACTTGCAAGCAGAAAATTTTGGGCGCTATTAGCATCACTAACGGTATCTGTCCTGTCCGCGACTGGGACTATCACAGATAGCCAGGTAGCACAGGTTGTCGGTATCCTCGGCGCGGTGGGGTCTTGCATGGTCTACATGCTCGCCGAGGGCGAGGTAGATGCCGCGCAGAAAGGGGCGAACACAGATGAATAACACCGATTTTGTAACTGCAGCGCGTGGGATTCGCGACGCTGGCTACGGATACATCTGGGGCGCGAAAGGTGAGG